AGTTTAAGTTTTCAAAAGCTTACAACTGGCTTACCGGCTCAAGAATAACTTCTTGACATTTTAGCGACGAGCGGTGTATATTTACGCCGCTACTAACTGTTTAATATTTTATTTAACTTTTTTCAGTTTACAGGACTCAAAGTATACGAAGTGGCTAACGGACGGGGTTTTAATCAATTTAAGATCATAGATCAGGCTGACAGGCTTACCAGATCACCTGAGCGTATCCCTCAAGATGAGGATATTCAGGCGGCTAATGAGCTATATAAAGAGATGTTTGGTTATGACATAGCCACGGGACGATTCAAAGAAGTACTGGGGCCTACTAGATCAGGTGCCCCCATTTCCCCGATTGACATTTTAAAACGCTATAAGGACATGAACCGGAATGTGTTTGAGCTCCATATGGGTGATCGACCTCAAGAAGGCTTATATGGGCGAGATGTGTTCAGGGAAAGCTTTGGGGAGCCACTGTATGACTGGGGTTCAATCGGTGCGGGTGTCTCAAAGATACTCGACAAAAAGCAGAGAGATCAAATCTTCAGTGAAGTAGCCGAAGCGGAGCAGGAAGGTACAAGGGTCGAGATCGGTGATGTCCCCAAACCCGAAAAATACCCAAGAGCGCCATACAAAGCATCATATAAAGGTTTAGACCCTAAAAAAGATAGGAAGAAAATTGAACGTCGGGCCCTTTTGGAACACTTTATTAATGTGCTTAGAGACGAGGAAAAAGATGAAGGTTTGCCCATGCGTACAAAATCATTACAGGAATGGATGTTTAATAGATAATGCCCATACCAGAAGACCCAAGAGCAAAGTTAAATAAAGAATTATTCCAGCAATGGAGAGACTCCCGAGAAGATTGGGATGAAGAAGCCAGAACAGACCTTGATTTCTTTCTTGGTAACCACTTTACTGCTGATGAGTCCTCAGACCTTTCAAGCCGTAATCAGGCTGATGTTCCCATGGATAGGATTGCTCCTGCCGTTGACAAGCTTAAAAGTATGCTTACGGCAAAACCACCCATATTTACAGCCATACCCAGAGAAGATTCTGATGTAAAGATGGCCAATATATGGCGAACCATTCTTGGTTATGTCTGGGATGTGTCTGATGGGGACACCCAGATGAAACAGGCCATTCAGGACTATGCTGTTACAGGGCTTGGATATTTATACGCCTATATTGATGGCGAAGCAGACTTCGGTAGGGGTGACGTCAAGTTCACACACGTCAATCCGTTTCGTGTTTATGTTCCACCTGATTGTCGGGACAGGTGGTTTACTGATGCCGAGGGCATCATTCTTTCTACCATACTGACTGGTGAGCAGGTCGTTAACCTCTACCCTGAATTAGGAGATCAACTAGACCCAGAAACCGGAGAAGTTATTCCGGGGGTCATCAATGAACTGTCTACAGTGCTGGAAGAAGACTTCCCCGATTCATCAAATCGTAACACCATTAGGGCCTTTACACCGGCAGAGACTAAAGACAGTAACTGGTGGCATCGTCAGAAATACCAGATACTAGAGCGATTTTTTCCTACTACGGTACCTTTTTACCGTGTAGTGGACTCAAGAACAAATCAAGAAAGTATCATGGACGAGGAAGCATTCACTACTATGTTGGATAAGAATCCCGGTGCTGTGGAGCGTGGATTTTTGGAGTTTGAAGAAATTCCCCAAAAAAGAATAGGTGTATCTGCCTCTATTGGGGAAATAGCTTTATATCAGACTGTTTTAAACATTGATACCTATCCTATCATTCCAATTCCAAATATTTGGACAGAAACCCCGTATCCCAAGTCAGATGTATCACGTGCAAGACCAATGCAGAAGCTTTTAAACAAGCTCTGGTCTCTGGCACTATCACACGCACAGGCGTCAGCCGGACTGAAGCTTATTGTTCCTATGGGATCGGTTCCCAACATGGAAGACCTTGAGCGGGACTGGTCAAACCCCAATGCTGTCATTGAAGTAGATACTACACAGGGAGAACCTCATTACCCGGCACCACAACCTCTTGCGGGAGAGTTTTATCGTCTTATCCAGCAATGTGAGTTCTACATAGACTTCACATTCGGACTTCCAGAGATGATGCACGGGGTACCGGATAAAGCACCGGAGACGGTACGTGGTACAGAGCGTATGATTGCAATGGGTTCCGAAAGACCCAAATCCAAGCTTAGAGATATTGAATTTAGTGTGAATCGGTTAGGTCGTATCCTATATGGACTGTCTAAGGGACACTATACTTTTGAAAAGATGTTTGCTCTTGCACAGCCCAACAACGATTTGACGGATGTTACTATCAATATGTATGACGATATAACCCGACCGGTGAATGATATTTTTAAGGACAGGTTAAATATCGGTCAACATGATGTTAGGATACAACCCGGCTCTACTTTGCCAGAAAGTAAGTGGGCAACATATAATGTTTATTTAGAAGCATTTCAATTAGGGTTAATTGACAGGATGGAAGTATTGAAAAAGAATCCGGAAATATTTGACAAAGAAGGTGTCTTGGCCAGACTTAGTGATTATCAGCGTTATGAATCACAGATTCAGGGTCTACAGAGCCAAGTCAAAGAATTATCGGGTGACCTGCAAACCGCACGTCGTGAATCTGTTCACGATAGGATGCGTGTGGAGGTCTCCCAGTTTGAGAATAAACTTTCTGATATTGCATCCCAAAGTGATGCAGATAGAAAAGTTAGAGCCGCAAAGCTGGATACCGCTGTCAAGCTCGGTGAGCGTGACGTTAAAGATGCGATAGAAGGCATAAAAGGCGACTAATGTACAGTAGGCAAAAAAGGGAGCCCCAATAAGGGGCGCTAGGGCCACCCTTAACAGGTGAAGTCATGGCATGGGAAATCCAATATGGGTTACGCCCAAATACCAAGGACATCTAGGAGGTGAATTATGGCAGAAGCAACTACACAAGAGGTGACTGAATATCCCGAAATTGAAGGCGTGGATATGGATTATGTTGCCGGTAACGAAGAAGCTGAGTTTTCAAATATGGACTATGAGTCTGAGGCTAAGAAGTTTCAGTCCATGTATGACCGGGCACAGGCCCGGAATGAGGAGTTGGAGAAATACCAGCCACTCGTAGACCTATTGGAGACCAGACCTGATCTGGTGCAAACGCTCCAGCAGGCAATAGCCGGTGGACAGCCTATTCAGGCACAAAGTCTTCAAATGACGGAGGACGAGTTTAGCCCTTGGAAGGCCTTCTTTGATCCCAATTCAGAGTCTTATAGACATGTGCAAACACAAGTAAATGAGGCTGTGGATCGAGGAGTGCAACAGCGAATGGCTGTTGTGCAAGAACAAGTGTTTATGAATGACCTTAGAAAGGATTTGAAGGATTCATACAAGTTTGATGACAATATGGTCGAAGACTTTGTGAAATTCTATTCAACCCCGAAAGAGGATTTACCATTCGAGACGCTTGTTGATGTTTATCTGAAGACAAATGGAAGTGAGGATAGGTCGAAGCCTTCTTCGTCTTTAGATATTGTTAGGGCAAATAAACAAGCCCCCCGGTCACCCGGCAGTACGCAGGGTACCGGTGCTACGCCAAAATCTGAAGAAGATAAGGCATGGGACAGCATTAAAAATGCTGGGGGGTTTGGGAATAGATTGCCCTAAGTAGCTTAAAAAAGGAGATAAGCAATGGCTTATTATACTGGACAGCTAAAAAGTAGCAATGTTACTGCGGCCGCAACGTCCGCTGGTGTCGGAACGGCTCCGGATCAACGACGGTTATACGACTTTAGTGACAGAGTTGCTGAATTAGCTCCAGAAGAATCTCCATTTTTTGTATATCTTAGCAAGGTAGCGAAAGCACCCACAGATGATTCTGTGTTCCGGTTCCTTGAGAACCGTTCACGGATTGACTGGACAAACCGTACCCTAGTTGCTGACAGCGCACTGTCGTCGTTAGCGGCTGGTGTTAGTGGACAGATCGACTTTGATGATGGGTCTGGTTCCGCTATTAGTTGGCTTGTCAAGGGTATGGTCGTAGCTGTTGAAGTGGTAGATGGCAAATCACATGCCGTTTTCCGTATTGACAGTGTCAGTGTGCAGGGTAGTTCCGAAACTCGCTGTGATGTAACCTGTATGAGCGTTGGTAATGCCAGCGAAGGTGGTTACGATGCAGTGGCTGACGGTGATGTGGCTCAGGTTATTGGTACGGCGTTTGCCGAAGGTTCCGGTTCTCCGGACGTATGGTCTAAATCATTGGAAGATGATTTTGGTTATACACAAATCTTCAAAACGGCGGCCGAGCAGAGCAATACCTCTATGGCAACTCGTTATCGTGGATATGCAGACGAATGGAGTCGTATCTGGAATCTCAAGCTACGTGAACATAAGGTCGATATTGAAAGAGCAATGTTGTTTGGTCAACGTGGAAGATCAAGTGGAATTCAGACTACTGAAGGACTTGTAGGTCATGTTATTGTTAACCGTCAGGCGGAAACGCCCGGTGCTGTCACGTACAGTTCCGGTAAACCGTATTTTGCGGCGGCGGCTTCAACGGCAATTACCTATGATACTTTCTTGTCTGATTTCGAGGTCTTCTTTGATCCTGCCCGTGGTGGTAGTAACAACAAGCTGGCGCTTGCCAGTCTACCTGTAGTCTCATACTTTAACAAGTTGGGGCCGGGTTTTGTTACCAAGAGCTTGGAAACAGTAGCAGAAACTGAATCTCAATCTAACCTGTACAACTTTCAAGCTGTGCAGAGAGAAGGTGCATTCGGTCACAGTATCATGCAATTAAATACCGTTCATGGTGATATGTCTATCATCAGGG